CGCATAGGCGCGGTCAAACAGCTCCTTTCCAGCGCCTTGCACAACCTCGCCCATATGTGTAATGGCCCCAGCCGTAGCTCCGCCGAACGCCGCAATAGGCGTGTCTTCGTGAACCTGAGGGATCGGGTTCAGCTGCGGGGCAACATCGGGGGTGCCGGTGTAGGGGACTGCGGTGGCCATAGGTTAATTCCTAATCAAGGGCTATAGGCGGTATTGTTATTGATGCTGTTGTTGTCGCCGCCCCACAACCCAACCTGAGCGCCCTTAAGCCATTCGCTGGACACGGAGCTAACGCCGCCGAGAATGGACGATCCGAAGCCAATGGCACCGGCAGCGAGGGCGTTGGTTCCGGCCATAGAGTAGAGCTTCGACTGTGCCCCAGCCACTGTGGCCTGAGTCTCATAGCCATAGGCGGTCTTGGCGGCGTTGGAGCGAATCACATCGGTATCTAACGCATTAATATTAGCCTGACTCTGGCGAACCTGCAATGCAGACCCAGACCTAATATCAAACCCACTACTGGCCTGTGCAACCTTGATCTGGCCCATTTGCTGACCGGCCTTAAGGCCGAATTGCTGAGCTTGCTGCTCACCCTGCTGGCTGGCAAACTCAGCATTCTGCAAATCAATTTGTTGGTTGAGCTTCGCGATACCGGATTGATAGTCGTACATATTCTTGTTAGAAATACCGCTCGACAGCGACCCAAAGGCCTGCAACAGCGACCCACCAGCCGTGGCCCCCAGTCCGATTCCGCCAATTTGTGAAGGGCTAGTCATGATTTGCCTCGATGGTGAATTGAATTAGCCCGTTATCGGCGGGGCCAAACTTGGCGCCCAGCGAGCCCAGCCATGTCATGCTGCTGGGGTGGCCGGTGCAGTGGCCAAACAGGGTCGGGTAGCGACTGTGAAAGGTTGTCATCCAGCGCCGGGCAAGCCTAGCTACAGCCAGTCGATGTCGGTTCGCCTCATCAGTGGTGTGCACCCACACATAGGCTGAGTCGGACAGTGTGCTAGGCGGTACGAAGCCAACGAATCCAAGCAACACACTCCCTAGCCGGGCCTCAAATAACGGATCAGCTAACCTTGAGGCCTCAATGATAGCATTGGCCCCGATCCAGCCCTGCACCAAGTCCCTCAGCCTATCTATCCCGATTGGCTCCATCTGGGCGTTCATGGATCGTCCTCGGTGATAAGGGTAGGGAACAGGCCAAGAACTGTGGCAGGCAAGGGCTGAGACTGTTGCAAGCAATATTGCCCTGGTACCGTGTAGGTCGGGCTGATGTAGATTCTTGCATCCCCAGTGTACAATCCAGATACCACCTGGCTTTGCTGGCCGGTGAGCATGGAGTTGACGTTGCCTTGGATGAGGTCCTTCATAGGCACAAGGTAATTGAAGTCCGGGCCAACCGATAGGCCTAGAGTATTCACTACTCTGGCCACCACCGGGTCGATCTTCTTGAGCTTGCCCTGGATCATGGCCTTGTTGGTGTCAATCGCTAGGGTCTGGAGTTTGCAGGTGAAGCCGAGGCCGATGGTGACGGTGGTGTAGCCGGTTGCCGGGCTGGATGGTGCAGGCAACGTGAAGAACCCACCAACAGGCATGACGAATGGAGTGATAACCGTGACGTTGCCAAGGTCATCAGTCGCTAGCCCCGTCACCGTAGCCCCGTTGAGGTTCTCACCACCTTGGAAGCTAAGCTGGGCCGCACCGGTGTATTGCAGCCCCGAATCCACGCACCAAGCCGAGGACAGGCCGTTAGGGAAGGCGCGGTCAGTAATGCGTTCGATGTATTGGACGGTGTTGCCATTAATGGTTCGCTGGACACAAGTGTAGACTGCGTCAACGTTGCCGGCGTCGCTGGTGGCCTCGGTCACGGCGCAGACTGACTTGTACAGCCCGCTAGTTACCTGATGCGACCAGCCAACAAATTCTTGCTCCTTCAAGAACGTCAGGGTCAGCATCACTCCATCACTTCGCACCGCCCACACGACATAGAACGGCGACTCGGCCCAAGCCCATTCGTTGATGGTGTAGCCAAAGAACAGATGGCTGGCAGTGATGGAGATGTCGGTGCCGGTAAAGACGTTGAAGTAGATGTTGTAGGTTAGGTCGCGGACCGCGGAGCCTTTGGACTGCACGAACAATACGTCGTAGTTGGCAACGATTGGTGGCACGTCGCTGGCACCAACGTTGGATTGGAGGTTGGCCACAATGGCGGTGGGACTTACTGCCGAACCCGATGTGCCGCCGTTGATCAGCCAAGTGGATTTATCGGTTAGGACCAGCATGCCGGCAGTACTGGACACGATGGATTTGATGGTGTTCAGGACGCCGGACACCAAGGTCTCAGTGATGGCGTTGCTAGCAACAACCGGATCGGTGATGTTAAAGTTGAAGTATGACCCAGGCTGCGACATATAAAAGGTCTGCGGGGCACCGGCAGGTGCAGCCAACACAAGTCGCTGCTGGAAGAAACTCGGCACCGACGGATTGCCGTTGGAGTTGGCAGTCAACACAGCAGTCGCCGCGGCCGAGCCGGCTGAGAACACAACGGTGGGCACAGCTGAGTAGCCAGCGCCCTGTGTTAGAACAATAACCTGTACCACACCCCAGGTTACGGTTGCTTCTGCACCGGTGCCAGAGCCAGAGGTAGCGACTTGGGATAGCGGGTTGCTAGGCGTGGAGCCAGTGGTGATGGAACCGGCTGCTGCAATGGACCAGCCGGTGATTATGCCGGCTGATGGGGTGTTGGTTATGCTGGTGACGGTCAGAACCAGCCCGTTGCCGAAGTTAACTGTGTCGCCGACAACGTAGCCAGTACCACCGGCAGTAATTGTTGGAGTTGACACAGCGCCCAGACTTCCAATTGCCGAGGCCGGAATGCTTGGCGAGCCACCGGAGAAGGACACAGTTGGAACAGTGGTGTAGGTGCCCGCTGTGCCTACGGTGATGTAGCTGATGCCATTTCCAACAAATGGATTCTGCGCTATTGGTGGCGATTGTGAGAAGTCTGCGCCAATGTTGGAGTCGATGAAGGTGGTGCCCTTGCAGGTGCCAATGAAGCCGTAGCTGACACCAGCCGGCACCACACCGAAGTAACTAACAGATGATTCGTAGACGTTGTAGGCAACGGCTGTGGTTGCTGCGGTCCAGCTGATGCTGTTGGAACCGGCTACGGTGCGGATGTCTTGTTTGGATGTCAACGAGCCCAGCGAGGACAGGCTGGATTCCTGCCCGTTGGAGTCGATGGAGGTGACGCCGTAGGAATAGTTAACACTGCCGCCGCCAAGGGTAGTGCTGATGCTGACTCCAGTGGGGGCTGTGGCTGTGGAACCGAAGGTAATTGCCGAGATGGACCAGTTGGTGGCGGTGATGACAGCGAGCAGGTATGGAACGTAGTTGGGATGGCAGATTACCATCTCGTTGGTGGACTGGGCGAACTTTAGCAACTCTAGGTCTGCTGCGGCATAGGGGCTGGTTAGGGTATAGACTCGTTGCGAAGTGCCACCGGAGGTGTAGGCGGTGTAACCAGTGGAGTTGATGTTGACGCCGTTCAAGTCGCCGATAGTGACGTTGTCGCCAGCGACCGATTGAACGCTGAAATAGCGGCCATTGAGCTGAGTCATGCCAACGACGCCGGACACATAAATCCAGTCGCCAGCAGAGTAGGCGTGGCCGGGGATGGTTAGGACGCAGGGGTTGGCCAGGGTCGCGGCAGTGATGGCTATGCCGGTCTCAACGATCGGCGAGCCTTGATAGAAGAAGCGAATGTAGTGGTCGCCGAACTCAAGGACGTAGCCAACCGAGAAGCTGGCTTGAAAAGGAATGAGTCGGACCGCAGTCGCAGACTTGTAGGCCTGTAGAACATACTTACTACCCGGTCGAGTGCTAGCCCCGCCACGGTAGTCAATGTAGAAGTTCTCAAGCAGGGCTGCGCCGGACTTGTACTTCTGCAAGTCCACGCGGGCGAATAGGTTCGGGGACCATTCACCACTATTAAAGCTAGCCTGTGCTACGATCTCACCCATGCTCAGCCCCTAGCCGAAGTAGCCCCATTGCCCGCCCCAGTCGTAGCCGGTGTAGGGGCCTGAATAATTTGGATCAACAAAGTCAATACCGCGGATGCGAATCCAGTCGGGGGTGACGTCGTTGGTGGTAAGCCCTTCGTTGCCATCGGACTGCCTAGCTTGCATGATGGTGCCGTTGGCTTCCTGGATAAGGAAGTTAGCAAGTTTCTTGTCCCCCGTTAGTGCTAGGCACAGCGAGGCACCGAGAATCTTGACGTAGGCATCTTGGAACAGGTCGTCAAAGATGTCGGGGTTGGTGACGTCCTGACAATAAACCAGCGTGGCGAATTCTTGGTTGGTGAGAATGACTCGCTGCGGGCCGGCGGCGCCGAAGGTAAGGTTGAAGGTCGCTCCAGAGCCACTGCCAGTGGTCGAGCCCTGTGCGACTGGATTGGTTTGCTGTGCGAAGTAGGAGCCGCCAAGGACTGGCGGGGTGTCGTTGGTATCGGCGGTGTAGACGGAGTTAATAACGGAGGCACCAGTGATAACGCCGCCAGAGACTGATGTGACCAGCAACTGCGCCGGCGCACCAATGGGCGGGCTAGTGCTGGGGCCGGATGCCAAGGTGATGATGTCGCCCACTGCATACCCAGTGCCCCCAGCCGCAACCGCCGCAGCCGTGACCGGATAGAACGTATCGGTCTGGACTTGGAACTTAACCGGCGGGCCTTGCCAGAAGCTGGCTGCGCCACCGGTTACGGCAGTTGTGATTGGCACGCCACCAGCGTAGCCGGTCTGAGTTGCTGGGATGATCCAGCAGGCGCGGACACAGTCGACGGGGTATTGGTACTCGTAGGCCCATGGGGGCGACGGCTGCCCAGGCTGCCACAGAGTTGTTGCTGCGGTGATGTTCTCGGGTGTGCCCGGCGAGGAGGTGATGTAGATTAGGTTGGCGGTCTTGAGACTGCACGCCCACGGCGCCATGCGGAGTAGGCGCCGCCGGATGTTGACTAGGACGAGGTTGGCCTGAATGGCTTCATTGGTTGAGTTGGCCGACAACTCTGCCGACGTCACCGTGGTGCGAGTCCCAATG